TCGGCAGCGTCAGATGTGTATAAGAGACAGCTCATTTCCTTCACGATACGGACAGCCTCATAAAACAGGGAGGAACGGCTGCCGTCCAGACCACTGCGTTTGCCCGCAATGCTCATATCCTGACAGGGACTTCCGAACGTGATGATATCCACCGGAGGAAGTTCGGCACCGTTCAGCACCGATACATCTCCATAGTGTTTCATGAAGGGCATCCGCTTGGTGGTGACACGGACAGGAAAAGGCTCGATCTCCGATGCCCACACAGGGGTAATACCGGAAATCAAGCCTCCTAAAGGAAACCCTGCCGAGCCGTCAAACAGACTGCCCAGAGTCATATTACTCATGCTCCACCTCCATAGCAGCTACCGCTTCTTCGTAGGTGAGTTTCTTGCCGTCACGGATAACATAAATGCCTTCCGTCTTTTCATCGTGACCGCTGATATAGCGTTTCACCGCCACATCCACATATTTCGGCTCTAATTCAATGCCGTAACAGATACGGTCAATCTGGTCACAGGCGATAAGGGTAGACGCAGAGCCGAGAAAAGCATCCAATACGATGCCGTTGGTCTGTGTGCACTGCTTCACCAGATAGGCGATCAGCGGAACAGGCTTACTGGAAGGATGGCCGAAGCCGTCTGCCTTGGAATTCTTGATACCATCGAATTCAAACACAGCCTTCTGTTTCTGGTCACCGTACCAGATGTGTTTGCCGTCTTTTCGCCAACCCCAGATGATCGGTTCCATGTTGAATTTCCAGTCAGTACGCATGAGGGGCGCTCTCGGCTTCTTCCAGATAAGTCCTGCGCCGACCTTGAATCCGGCATCCTCGTAGGCATCGTAGAAGAGCCTTGCCTTCATGGTCGCATAGAACACGTAAATGGAGGCATCCTTCGCCATCACTTCATGCAGACACTGGAATGCTTTCATAAGAAATTCATAGGCATCCTTATCATTGAGATTGTCATTGGCAATCGTGCCGGACGCATTGTTGAGGGCAACCATGTACGGAGGGTCAGTGCAGACCAGATTGACCTTTGAATCTCTGACCAATGCCGTATAGGTATCCCGGGCAGTGGAATCTCCGCAGATTACACGGTGCTTGCCGAGATGCCAGATGTCTCCGGTCTTGGAGAAACACGGCTTCGCCAGTTCTTCCTCCACATCGAAATCATCCTCTTTGGCTTCTTTTTCCTCAGCAAACAGGTCTGCGATTTCCTGTTCGTCAAATCCGGTGAGGGAGATATCAAAATCGGCACCCTGCAATGCTTCAATCTCCACACGCAGAAGCTGTTCGTCCCATCCGGCATCCATTGCCATCCGGTTATCCGCAATGACATAGGCTTTCTTCTGAGCGGGTGTCAGATGGTCAACGAATACGCAGGGGACTTCCGTGATGTTCTCACCACGGGCAGCAAGCACTCTGCCGTGTCCGGCAATGATGTTATAGTCACGGTCGATGATGACCGGATTGATGAATCCAAACTCACGCAGAGAGGAACGCAGTTTGTTGACCTGCTCCGGGGAGTGGGTTCTTGCATTATTAGCATAAGGAATCAGCTTGTCGATGCTAACGAGCTGCATATCCGTTGTCGTAGTCATCATACCAACCCCCATTCTGCGAACTTCTCAAAGCCGCCGATGGACTGGATGTAGTTCCTTGCGATCTCCACGATCTCGGCATAAGGAATACCGTCAACGGTATCATCGCCGATGGCACAGCACAGTTCCACAGGCTTTCCGGTCTCCTGTGCCTTGAGCCATGCGTAGATATTGACGGACACATCTGCCTTGGAGAGGTCCTTGCCGTGCAGACCGCCGCCCGTTACGGAATCAGCCATATCAGAGCCGAGTTTGCGGTTGGTTGCTCCGGTATCTACATTCGTACCGCCAGTCCATTCGCCCAGGGGATTGACCTCCGCACCTCTGTACTTTTTCTTCAGAAGTACACTTTTTGCATTGCTCTGACAAATGATGAGCCTTGCCTGGTCGAAAATGTACTTTCCGTCATAAGGATAGGAAGTGTAGATATCCCTTGCGATCATGGACAGAGCCTTCTGCTCTTCGGTCACAGGAACGCCACGGAAGATACCGTTATCACCGCAGCGGATGCCTTCTTTCTGATTGCCAGCGAGTATCTCATCCTGCGGACGGATATCCGAAATGACTGCCATAGACCCGGCAATGCGGGTAACGATGCGTTTGATCTGTTCTGCGAAGATGTCTGCACTGGTCTCTACGATGACATAGCACACACCATGACCGATAAGGACCTCAACGGCTACCTTGGGATTGGCTTCTGTCTTGTACGCAAGGTCAACGATTGCACCTGCGATTCTGTCTGCCACCTTATCGGGATGGCTCGGATTTACTTTTTCAAACATAATCAGATTCCTTTCCTGGTGCGGAGTAACCGCTCCATGACATCATCCTGCGGTGTTGCCCCGGTGAATTCCGAGGAGCAGTTTTCCTTTACGATCTGGAAAATCTGATACCACAGGTTATTGACCTGTTTCATATAGTTCTGGGACATGGAAACATACGGCGAAGCAATGGCTGCCCCTGTGGTAGGGTGCTTTGCCAGAAAGCCGAATTCAGAAATAGCGTGTTCGCACTGAATCCATCGGCTGACCGACATGGCATAATTTCGGATCAGCTGTGCGCTGACCAGCTTTTCGCATCCACGCTCTTTGAGCCATTTCCATGTTTCTTCAAAGATTTCTGCGGCATCGAACTCCTCACCGTTCTTCTGTTTGTCCTGCATATAGCTTTTCGGTTCAGGCATCTCCGCGCCACTCAGGTCGGTGCTGTCCGGCAGTTCCATTACGGTAAGGGTTCGTCCGCCCGGATTTCCGTTATCCAGTTTTTCTGCGAGGGATTTTGACTTTCTGCCGCTCCCGGCTCTTGCTCCGCCTCGCATCGTTCCGTCTTTCGCCAAGGCTCTCACCATCCTTTCCGGGGACCTTGGGCAATACCCCGTTTGATTTCGCTTTTTTTGCGCACGAAGGGGCGGCACCGTTGCCCGGTGGGGGAAGCTACAGAGATTTCGACCGCCCCTACGGCCTGCCACCTTCGCTGTTACAGCAAAAATTCCGAGAGAACAAAAATACCTCCTTTACTCGGAGGCATGACTGTTTTCATCAGAATCTTTTGGTGTGTTGTGCCATCTGTCACCACGCTCCGCATGGATGCGAGCATGACAGCTTTTGCACAGCGAAATGAGATTGTCTCTGTCGTGCGTACCGCCTTCGGCAAGCGGCAGCTTGTGATGGACTTCCTCGACCGGAACGATGATGCCCCGGCTGAAGCACTCCTCACAGAAGGGATGGGTCTTAACATAGCTGGCACGGATCCTCGACCACGGTCGGCCGTACCTACGGCGTACAGCAGGGTCACGGCCATACTTCTCGTAGTTTTTATTGGACTGTTTGGTGTGTTCCTCACAGTACCTGTCATGTGTCAGCTTTCCGCATCCCGGCCAATGGCATGGGTGGGCAGGCTTATATGGCATTCGCAGCACCTCCTTCAGTTTGAATCGGAGGATATACCATATCTGTTCTGCGTAAGAGGGTTGTCGATATGGCATTGCATTCACCTCCGTTTGGGCATAAGAAAAGCCACCGAAGGATTTCTCCCTGGTGGCCCGGTTCTTATCTATTCTCTTTTCGCATTATAATAGTATCATAAGAACCTACTCTATTTCCCTCCATTTTACTGACATTTTTCAGGAAGAACGAGCATCTTCAGTGCCTTGTCGTGGAGACGGTAGATATTCTTAACACCTGTGCACATCTCCGCTGCGATGTCTTCCCACTGCTCGAAATTGAGGTATCTCTTTTCCAGAAGCAGACGGCACTCCTCATCATCCACCGCCTTGATAACGGAAAGGATCTCGTCCTTCAGATCCACCAGATGATCGATGTCCGCATTGATCTCATTTTCAAGCATCAAAATCTTGATGATGATATCTTCCATACGGTGGGTGTTACGGGTGGGACTTCCGGGCATATCACTGAGGGTGGAAGTTGCCTTGGTTGCCAGGTCATGCAGAGAAGATACCTGTGCGATCTTGGTGTTGATACGCTCGTCCAGATAACGGGCCTGCTTCAAATACTGTTTTGCTGTCATAATCACTGTACCTCCATCTGCAATTTTCTCATCAGCATCTCCGGGTCGATCCCCGTCAGAATACCGAACCAACCGGAACGGAAGAACCGCTCACACTCATTTTTCGTAGCAAGACCGTCCCTGTCTTTCGGATGCCTTGCCACACGCTTCAGTGCCGTGCGGTAATCTTTTACCGCCTGCAGCACGATGGCATTTGCCAGTTTCTCATAAGAATCCATATCAGAATCCTCCTTTGCTGTATTTCCGTTGCAGCATTGGAGCATTGTATCGTTGTATCAGAGTGCATTGATGCCGTTTACCACGGCTTTTACTTCATCCACCGAGCGGACAACCACAGCTGTCCCTCCGGCGGCGAGTATCTTGCGGATGGTTGCTTCCTGCAGTTTAGTAGGCTTTCCGATATCGGTCTTGACCTCAAACCCGCAGAAGTGTCCATTGATGCAGGCAATAACATCCGGGATGCCTGCCGTCCCGTACAT